GTCCGCAGTTGACGCGGGAGTTGCCCATCCGATCTCTAGGATCCGCACAACAAAACCGCCCAAAAGCGCCACGCCTTCCAATTCAAGCGCCGTAGGGCCGTTGGTTTGTGTCAGCCGCGCGATGATCGTATTTCGTAACTCAGTCTCGTCGGTCGGCGTTGGAAAATCAGGATCGGGAAGGCCCGCGACGATAGCCCAATCGTTAAGCAAATTTACGGCCGTTGAGGGGCTTGACTCATTTACGACGCCGCGCAAAAAAAGGCGCAAGGTGGCCAAGTGCGGCGCGATGCCGGCCAGCAATTTTCCTAAATTTGATACCGTGGCCGCGCGAGGAAACGCCTCCCCATCGGGAAGCGCATTTCTCAACGTCCGCTCCATTAACTCCATGCTACGGTCCCCAAGGTGACTATCTCGTCATCATCGAGCGTCAGGCCCGCGCCCATTGAGGACGAGGCGATCGTGATGGACTGAGCGCCTGTATTCGAGGCCACGCCATAAAGTGAGGAGAGGGAGACGGTATTCGTCGCCACTTCATCAGTATATTGCCTGGGGTAGCGTGTATAAAGATAGGCCTCGATCGCGTCCTCAATTTCCGTCCTCAATCCCGCCGAGTCGGGAACCAAGGCCGAGAGTTCGAGGTCAACCGCAATTTCAGTCATAGCGGCCGCCAGCACTTCCGCGCCGAGGGGCTTCCGCGTGACGACATTCAAATAATCCTGTACTTCGGTAATTTTTCCCGCTGCGGGAATTCTCGATGCACCGGTGAGGGCTTGGAGTGGATAGACCGTAACCTGTCCGGGGGCCGAGTTAAACGCAAAAGCTTTTACGATGCCCGTTACTTCTCTCGCCCAGCGGATGTAATCTACCGCCGTTCCGACTCCGGGCCGGAACCTGATACGCTCGACGAGGCGCGTCCTAAAATCCTCTATGGCCTCCGCGTCCTCGCCTGTCGTCACGGTTGAGGCTATCGTCGCGTCAGCATCGACTCCGGCAATGGGCGAGGCCAGCGTTACCAAAAGCCCATTGGCTAAATTGCCAATTATGCCTCCGGTGAGCGCGGCTATTGTAATGGTACCTGTCCCAGCGGTGAGCGTTATGTCTTCCTCTTGCTCATAGACCACGCCGGCGGCCGTTGACCAGAGCGTGCCGGCCGGTATCGTGATGCCTGTAGTACCTGTCACCGTGGCGGTGAGTATGGCCGAAATGGCCGCGTTGCGCGTCATCCCGTACTCGGCGGCTTTAGATATCAACGCCTCGATATCGGCGGTCGCTGCAAAAATCTGCTTGTAAACCCAAAGTCCGAAACGATAGGCGAGATGGATCACACCCGCGAGCGCGGTCGCCAAGATGCGGACAAAGGCCTTCGGCATAATCGGGATCGTTGCCCCGATTGAGGTCTCGATATCGGTGATTATTTGTGCTTTTATTTCCGCGACGGTAGGGATGGACACGCTCAATTTTTAGCCTCCTCCGATCGCCAATTTAAAGTATAACGGATATTTCCGCCTTCCGCGATATTAATATCAAGATACAGCCCTGTAGATGCAAATATTTCAGCCTCGACCGTAATTTCCGATGATATATTTTCGTCCACAAGCCATTGTAATGCTGTTTTTGTTGCCTCTATTATATCAAGCCTTGTCTGATTTGTTAATGGCTTTCGCATTAAATCGTCAAAAGTTGACGATAGCGCTTCATTTGCCGGGACGCACGTATTACCCCAATAGGGACCAGCGAAAAGCGAGAGGTATACCGCCGTGGCGAGGCCCTCGTCCATAACGGGCTGTCCGTGATCGAGGGTTATTTCTCCGCCGTCTGTCGTCTGCGTCAATGCGATATCGCCTTCAAAGGTCATCATTTCAGCCCCCTGTTTTTATCGTTGTCGTTGCCGCGCTGGAAATATTGAGGCTCATCGGCGTCACAGGCGGAGTGCCCGCCGAGCCGTGGACATGGAGGTTCAGCGCCGTAATAAATCCCTGGAGCGCTGTATTGAGTTCGGCGTGCGTGACAAATGTTTTCGATGAGCCGTTAAGCTCTATCGTCCCGTCCGCTTTAAAAATCGCTTTAGCTTTGACGATATTTCCCGCCGCGTCGGTCGAAAATACAGCGGTCTCACCTTTTGCTAGGTCGATTTTTATTTTGTAATTGTAGGTCGCGACGACGACAACGCGCCGCCCTTCGAGATAAACTTGCACGGCCTGGGTGCCGTCCCCAGGAAGTGAGGCAACTCCCGGCGATGAGTATACTTCAGGCGTCCGCTTCTCGCCTCCTGCGGCTACCGAGGATACGATAATCGAGTCCCCCGGCGCTCTGTCCTTTTTTTTGTACGCGGACCCTGAGAGTTTTGATAGTGTTGCCATTAGTCCCATGGATACCTCGATGGCATAGTATTTTGATAGGTCTGAGGGAATATTAGCCGTAGCGTCGTTTTTCGGCCTTGCCCAGCGTCGAGGGTGCGCTTTACACCGGCGACGATAAAAGCTGTATCGGTATAAATCATCAAAGGGGCGCTTTTCAGCATGACAGTTGAGCCTTTCGCCCATAAATTACCGTTCGCATCCCTCCAGCCGTCGCATGATATTGAGCACCCTACCGAATCGGCCAGCGCTTTGGCCCTGGATCTTTTAGCCGCGTTGCCTGGATCG